ATCCTCCTATATTATTATTATTACAATCATGACTAGAACAAATAGCATGTATATCCTCATACTACTTGTCCTTGTCTTTATCTTCATTGAATATGTCCAACTTAGCTATCTTAGCTCCTACGAACATACCTATAAAAAACCCAGCTAATTCAGTAATTAGTTTAAATGCTAAAAGAACTAGAACAATACCTATTAGTATCTCCATTATATAACTCCTTTCTTTGCATATGTGTTATATCTACGTATATACTTCTTAAACACCTGATCTACTGTTAGCTTACTAGGTGTAGGAATTATATCTAGATGACTGATCTTATAGTTTAAAACTAGCTGATTAGGCTTCTTTCCATGTACCTTATTCATTTCAGATTCTCCCTTTAGTTAGTATTGATAAGTGGATTAATCATATCCGACAATCAAGGTATCAATGATTGGTAGGTCAAAGTACCTAGATAGCCGAATATCTTTATCCATAAACAAACTCAGTCGAGAGCTTGTTCACAAGTGAACACAGCTCGTAGACGAATGTAACTATAATTCTTTATACAAACAAACATATACTTGTTCTGAGCTTAACAGCTCAGGTTAGAACAAGGGGTTTTAAAGTTACCCCAAGCGATATGTAGTATGTTGTATAATAATATATAGGGAGGTTAGTAACAGCTCTAGGACTAGGGGGGGTTTTATACCTTAGAATCATTATAAACAACAATAACAGGAGTACACATGTACGCATCACTAGCAAGATTTGGCTATGGCATCGCAAAAAGTTTGCGTCCGTCAAATGTCAAAAAAGTAATAGATGCTGGTAAAAGCAAAATACCTGCTTCTATGAAACCTAATATAACTAATGTTAAAGCAAAAAAGGTTATAGAAGGAGCAAAAATAAAAACAGCAAAAGGCTATAGTAAAGCTTACGAAGCCACATTAGGAACACCAACTAGACGTAAAGTTACAAGTGGTGTTTTAGCTACGTCATTTATTAATGACATCCTAGATGACTAATGGCTAAGAAGAAGGGGTTATTCGGAGTTAATAACTATCATAAGACAACCCCTAAAAAAAGGCCTCTCAGACACGCTAAGAGCCGTTCTAAGAGGGTTCCAAACAAAAAACGATATAGAGGACAAGGAAGATAATAATTATGCTATATGGAAAATTAGGATTAAAATTTGCTAAACGTAGAAAAATGCTACGTAAAGGAAAAGATCCTATGGTACAAATCGGCAGAAACTGGAAAAAAGCTTCTAAGCTTCAAAAAGCTGGAATAGTAGCTACAGTAGCTGCACCTAAAGCTTTATTCGTAGGTGCTGGTTATCTAGCAGGAAACACAAAAAAGGAGACATAATAATGTTATTTAAAACAGGACAAGCAGCATCGATATTTCTAAAACACAGAATGTCTAAAGCTAAAGACGTTTTTGGCAAAGCTAAAAATGTAACAAAATCAAAGTTTGCAGCAGGTAAAGCAAAAGCTTCTTCAATAAAAGGAAAAGCAGCAAAAATTTTCAAAGGACAAAAAGAAGTAGCTACAGAATATAAAGGTAGTTTTTTTAAAACCTTTGCAAGAGATGCACGTGTAGAAGGTAGAGGACTTAGAAAAGTAGCTAAAAAAATACCTAATACAGTAATGAAATATCCTATAACAACAGGAGCAGGTATTGGTATAGCTTTATCTTCAGGTAAAAAAGAAAAAAATAATAAAAAATATTATGGCTAATAGACTAGAAAAACTAGCAGACGATATAATGAACTTGTCGAAAGATGAGGCTCAAGAACTACAGGTTATAATTAAAGCTAAGCTTATGCCTGAAGTCGAGAGACAGAGGGGTTTGTTACAAGATCAAATGCCTCAAAATAATCCTCAAATGGCCCAAATGGGTAGAGGACAACCGAATAACCGAATGGCATCACAACGAGATATTAGGATGCAGGGTTTATTACAAAGATAAGGAGAATATATGAAACATATGCTTGAACATTATTGGAAAGACCATAAAAAAGCAGTAATCGCTGTGGCAGTTGTACTTGTTATAGCTGTAATTATATAATATGTTACAGAAATGGTTCGATAAAATTATCGAATCGTTTGAAAACTTAATAAAACAACTAAACAAAGGACACAACAATGCCAATGGTAGGAAAAAAGAAGTTTGCTTACAGCAAAAAGGGAAAAAGTGCTGCAAAGAAATACGCAAAAAAAATAAATAAGAAAGTTAAAAAAAGATACTAAATGAAAGATCTACAAATAATTCCAGGAGAAGGTGTAAGAACACACAAACAAGCTTTTGGAAGAAAAAAAGTAAATCCAAAAATGTTTAAAAAGGCTAATAAGCCTGAAGGTGGTTTAATTAAAAAAGGATTAAAACTTACAGCTAGAGCTGCGTTATCTCCTTTGTCTTTAGGACTAACAGGTGCTGTAGTTGCAACTAAAGCTATTAAAAAAGCTGGTAAAAAAGTAGTACCAAATAAACCTTTAAGAAGATCGTTTGATAAACGAGGAAGATTTGTTATATAATGACAACACGTGGTGGAAAAAGAGAAGGAGCTGGTAGACCGAAAGGATCTACTTGTGCTAAGAAATGGAAGATGCTTGATGAATTAGCAATCAAGTACAATCATTCTCCATTAGATTACTTATTAGCAGTACTTAATAATCCTATGTCATCTCCTGAAAGAAAGATGATGGCAGCCGAGAAAGCTGCACCTTACGTTCACTCGAAGTTAGCTACGACAGTTACAAAACTTGGATCAGATGGCCCAATCAAAATCAACATTAAGTGGGGAGACGAGTAAAGAGGAAACTAAAGATATAGTTATTCCTTATACACCTCGTCCTTTACAAAGAGAAGTACATAACAGTCTCAAAAGATTTAATGTGCTGGTTTGTCATCGTAGATTTGGTAAGTCAGTCTTAGCGATTAACGAATTAATTAGAACAGCTATAAAAAAAAATAATCAGAAGTGTGCATTTATAGCACCAACATATAGACAAGGTAAATCTATTGCTTGGGAATATTTAAAAATTTATACAAAACCACTAATGTATTTAGGTGGTAGTAAAAACGAAACAGAATTAAAAATAGAATTATTTAACGGATCTACTCTACAAATATTTGGAGCAGATCATCCTGATTCACTTAGAGGTATGGGTTATCATGGAGTTGTGATGGACGAATTTGCTATCATGGCACCAAGAACCTGGACAGAAATTATACGTCCAGCAGTAGCTGATACAATGGGATGGGTTATGTTTATTGGAACACCAATGGGTCATAATCAATTTTGGGAAGTATATGATTTTGCACAACGAGGACAAAAGAATTGGTTTGCAAAAATGTATAGAGCTTCTGAAACCAATGTAGTTCCTGATGAAGAATTAAAAGACGCACAGTCCATAATGACTGAAGAACAATATAACCAAGAGTTTGAATGTTCTTTTACTGCTGCTGTTAGTGGTAGTTATTTTGGAAAATTAGTTACCAAAGCTGATAATGAAAAGAGAATTGGGAGTATTCCAGTCGAAGAACACGTAGGTGTCGAGACATGGTGGGATTTAGGTATAGGGGATTCAACAGCTATTTGGTTTGCACAAAGAGTAGGTGAAGAAGTACACCTTATAGATTATTATGAGAACTCAGGTGAGTCTTTAGCTCACTACGCAGATGTCTTAGAAGATAAGAACTATAACTACGAAAGACATATAGCACCTCATGATATACAAGCTAGGGAATTAGGAACAGGAAAATCTAGATTAGAAGTTGCTAACGATTTAGGAATAGACTTTGAAGTTGCTCCTAAATTAGAGGTTGATCATGGTATAGAATCTGTTAGAAATGCTTTACCACATTGTTGGTTCGATAGAGAAAAATGTAAATTGGGTTTAGATGCATTACGTCAATATCGTAAACAATGGGATGAGAAGAACCAAGTTTTTAAAAATAAACCTTTGCACGATTGGTGTTCACACGCAGCAGATGCGTTTAGATATGGATGCGTACATGATCCTATTGATACATCAGACTGGCAAAGACCAATAAATGTGGATTATAAATATATAGTATGACAGAAAATGAAATTGTAGCAATATTAAATAGAGAACTAAGAGCATCATCAGGTTATATTGGTGGTGAGATAGTATCTCGTAGACGTAAGTCTTTAGAATATTATTTAGGTAAACCTTTTGGTAATGAACAAGAAGGAAGATCTCAAGTCGTTAGTACAGATGTATCTGATACGATTGAATCTTTAATGCCTTCTTTAATGAAAATTTTTACAGCTGGAGATAATGTATTTCATTGTGAACCTGCTGGGCCTGAAGATGAGAAGGTAGCT